ACCCAGAGGCCAGAGCCTGTGAGTTTCTCAAACCGCGAATAACGTCCGCCGCCGCCCAAGAGCGAAGTCAGACTCTGCATCAGAAGATCCTCCAGTCAGAAGTCGCCGCGAAGTAGACCAGCGTCAGGCCGGCATAAGGCCGATCGACTTTGAGCGCGGTGTCGCCCATGATTGTCTGGCCCGCTGCGGGCACGATGCTAAACGTGTCAGTCCCGGAGAGGCCGCTCAGAAACAGCACCTGATCGCCGTCCGCGCTTCCGGAGGGCAGTGTGGCGGCAATCCCCGCCGCCGTAACGTAGTAGCCGTTTTGGAGCGCGGCGGTAAATGAGACGTCGCGCGTGTTCCAGGCGAGCGTTGGCACGCTGAGCGTGCCGTTCGCGTAATTCAGACCGGCGCCGATGGTCACCGGCGCAAAGCCACCCTTGCCGTTGCCCGCGAGCAGCGCCGTTGTATTCAGCAGGGCGAGCGCCGTCGATTGCAGCGCGCTCTCCCAGGCGGTGATGGCCGCCAGCGTTTGCGCCTGCCAGGCGGCAACGGCAGACAGCGCATCCGCCTGCGACTGCGCGATGGCGTCAACACTCGCGTTGGCATCGTCAACGTCCTGGTTGAGCGTGGCGAAGGCCGGGCCCAGCATGGAGTCCAGCCGCGCCAGCCCGAAGTCGGTCAGCACCTGCACCGCCGCCTGCCAGGAGATGTTGAGCGCTTCGAGCGCCGCAACCCGCGTGTCCAGATCCTGGAAGCGCGGATTGAAGGTCGCTGCGCTCAGCGCCGTTTTGCCATCGGTGAAACGGTAGTTATCGAATTTCAGTGACATCCCGGATGCTTGCCTGAATGGTCTTCAGCAGATCGCCGCGCAAACGGTATTCGCGCCCCGGATAGAGCCGCTCGCCGAGCACCTCCACTGCCGTGGCGACGTGCACCACGTACTGGGCCGAGTCCTTGATCTCTACTGCCTTGCTCTCATTCGTCTTCGTGTTTGCCATGGAAGCCTCTCTTCGCGCGGCGCTTACTGCGCCACATCGGTGCGCTCCACCACTTGGAACGGCGCGGCGGTGGATTGCCGCGTGCCCTGGATATTGATCGAGTACGTCGTGATGGCCGAAGGGGCGAAGGTAAACTTGAACCGCCGGCCGAGGCCATCCGGCTCGAGAGCATTACTCGTGAGTGACGGCGTGATGGTGGTGCTGCCGCTGAGCAGCAAGCAGGAAAGCGTGTGCACGGCAGCGGTGTAGTTAGCGACGACCACCTGCACCACAATGCTCGAACTCGACGCAGCGAGGGTGCGCAGCTCACTCCAGTGGCTGAAGGCCGTGGCCGGCCGCGAGACGGTCACGCCCGTCGGATTCGCCATCCAGGCCGGCGCCAGGTCCGAGGTCCCAAGCATCACCACCCGCAGCGGAATCAGTTGTGGAGCGCTGGTGAGTGGCGCGGCGGCATCGCCCAGGTCGTACCACTTGCCATTGATCTGGAACTGATAGGTCAGCGAAGTGCCCTGCGGAACAGTCTGCTGCGCCGTGATGTCCAGGTCAGTCAAGCCGCCTGCGAGCGACACCGCACCGAGTGTAACCACCGTGCGGGCATAGGTGAAGCTTGCACCATAAAGCGTAAACATCAGGTCCTTGGTCAGGTCCCCGGCGAAATAGGCCGCATCGGTCGAGTAGAAGATCGTGCCGTTGGTGTAGTTCGAACCACTCACGGTCGCCGCTCGGTGATTGCCTTGAGTGATCAGCACGATCGCGTAGCGCGTGCCGGCCTCGAGCAGGACGGGCGGAAGCGGGATGTTCGTCGCCGCCGGATAGGTTTTGAGCGTTGCCACCGGCACCGTCACGCTTGCCAGCGCGTTGCTCAGATCCGGCTCGCCCGCACTGGTCTTGGTGAGCACCAGCGTCACGTCGCCGGTCGCCGCGACCGAGGTGAAGTAAAGATCGAGCGCAGTCGCCCACATCGAGTTAGCGACCAGGAATGTCTGCGCGAGCAGCGCGCCGGTGATCGACGTGGTATTGGTGGTGACGGCGTAGGCAGTGGTGGTGTAGGCGCGCCAGTAGCCCGTCGTCACCTCATAGGCGTAGTAGCCGCGATAATATCGCCAGTAGTTCCCGCGGTACCAGCCCGGGTAGTAGTTCAGGTTCCAGCCCTGAACGTATTCCCAGTTGGTCTGCTGGTATGCCGTGATGGTCTGCGTCTGCACCTGGTACTGCGAGATCGCGATGTCGCCCGAATAGCCGCTGGTGCTCAGGCGCGCGACGCTCTTGTAGGCCGGCAGCGTCAGGCCGCTGGAGCTCTGGACAACACTCGAATCAATGGGATTGAGCAGCGCCAGCTGGAAGCTCTGCGCGGCAGCATCCGGGAACAGCAGCCCGTTGACGAGCTTGGCAGCATAGCCCGAGCCGCCGTTGTTAGTCTTAGTGAGGTCGCCAAAGAAGTCCGACTCGCATGCGGCGTAGGTCGCGGGCAGGTTGAGCTGCGCCTTGGCCCGCGCCAGTTCCGCGGCCAACTCTACGACGGTATCCTTCGACGCCAGGCCATCGGTCTTCGCAGCCAGCGCGCTCAGGTCGGTCGCAATCGAAGCGGTCTTCAGCTGCACCGATGTGCTCGCGCCTTCGAGCGTCGTGACGCGCGCCTCATGGCTTGCGAGGTTCGGCAGCCTGTTGGCGGTCTGCATGGCAATGCCGGTAATCCCGGTAGGGGCGAGAGTGATCGTGGCAACGAGCAGCGCGTTGGCGGGAATCGTCGGCAACTGCGGCACCGGCGACTCGACGCCGGCGACAAACTGCACGTTGCAGGCACGCACCGTCTGCAGTGCGGTCGATTGCGTCTGTGCCAGGCCGGTCTGGGCGTTGATCAGGAACGAGCGCGGCTCCACATCAGCATTTGCGTCGACCGAGCCCCAACTGATGAGCGCAACGAGCCGCGTGTTGTTGAGCGGCAGCATGGCCTGCAGCGAGTTGGTAGTCGCGGTGGGGTACTGGTACACCCACAAGCCGGCACTGCCAGAGGGATTGGTGCCGCGTGCGTACATGCGGCCCGCCGCTACATTCACCTGGGTCTGGCCGTCTTGTGTCACGTCGAGACCGGTGAAATACATGCCGGCCGGCGCGATCGCGTCGAGCGCGATATGGTCGAGGCTATCCGAGGTCCACTGCTGCAGGTCAATGAAGTCCTGCACCTGGAAATCCATGTTTTGCTGAAAATTGAATTGCTGTTCCATCGAATCTCTCCCTACTGGCGCGGCACCATAGCAGCGCAAATTGTTTCCGAATCACACTGTGTCCGCGTGCCACAAAGCACGACCGAGTAGTTTTGCGTGTCAACCAGGACTGTGTCACGCAGTGCCGTGCACCGGGCCAGGCTCGCCAGATAACGCGTGAGCCATTCGTAGTCCTCGCCGACAAAGAAGCCCTGCCCGTAATAGCTCGCGCGGAAGGCCGAGCGCTGCCGCGGAAACCATGCCCGGATTTGCGCGGTGTACGGTTGCACGCCCGTGTGGACCGCGTCAAGGAAGAAGCTCTTCCCCGTTGCCTCAAGCGTGCGGCTCTGGTCGAAGAGATAGAGCCGCGCGTGCACGTGATTTGCAGCAGTCGACACCTGCCAAAACAGATTGCTGCTCGCGAAGTTGCGCACAGGGAAGATGCCCTGCGCGGAATAACTCTCTGAGATCCAGTCCGGGAACACCTGCGTCGGCTCGATGCCAGCGGTGACGAGCTTGTAGTTGACGCCCAGGCCCGGCCCGGCATACGCCTGCGTCGTGGCCAAGACGTAAACCGGAGCATTAACGACCGGGCCGAACTGCGGAAAACCGCCGTCGTACGTCCCCTGGCTATTCGTGATCGGAACACGGATCTCGAGGTAGGTCTGCCCGTCCGGTGCAGTGGCCTGCGTCACCGCGCATTCCGTCGTCGAGCCTTTGTCCTGGACGAACGCACGCGGAAGCAATCGCTCAGCATCACCAAGGTCGATGCCATAGCGCCGCCCTGGAAACCTACCACCGAAAGCAGCGCCGCCGGGCACCACAAACGGCTCATGGTTCGTCCGCAGGATCAACTGCGGAAAGACAGCCAGCGCCGCGTCCTTCTGAGCCTCGGCCGGCGCCGCGCCATAGTAAAGCTGGCATGGCGGCCGGATGACGTTCGTAACGGTACCACCACAAAGCTCCGTGATGGTCTCAACAGCCTGCAGCGTGCCGTCGCTTGTGTGCGTCGCGATGGCGAGTGCGATGACAGACCGCTTCTTCGATTCATCCCACGAAGCGTCCCAGGCATCAACGTTCAACGCCCAGGCGAGCCACGGCAACATCGCAGCCGGGACCGTCTGCGGGTTCCACAGCGCACGAATGCCGGCAGGCCCCTCGCCGAACAGACGCCACGTAGACGTCTCGAGCATCCGTTCGAGCGGCGTTGCGTTGCGCGGCAGCACGGTTGGCAGCAGCGCTTCGTCTGGCACTGTGGTGCTCGCAATCGGCTGCGTCCCGAACGGGTCGTAGCCAAATGTTTCAATCAGGCTGGTGCTCATTCAGTTCTTGCGGAGGCGATTGTTACAGCGACGGAATCGCAAACATTGATGCGGTACGGATCACCGCCAATTTCCGCGGCTGGCGTCTGGATCACCGCGTCCTGTACTCCGGCCTGGGCGATGGCGCCATAGAGGCCGGTGAGTGTCACACCGTAACCGAGTTTCTGCACGCCCAATGTGTAGTTGGTCAGTGCGTTCACGATGGCCGTTTGCACAACCATGGCGTCGGGCCCAGGGTAGAGCGTCACCGTCGCTGCAACGGTGTAGTGATTGATGACCGCTGGCTGCACCGTCACCACATCCGTCAGCGGGCGCACGTCATCGGCGTTCAGCGCCGCGGAGACAGCCGCCAGCAGGTCCGCACTGGGCACGCCGGCGTTGTCTGTCGAGTAGATCGACACAACCACATGGCCCGGCGCCGGCGAGACCGCGCTCGCATCGGCGACGCGCACGTCGGCCGAAAGAGCGAAGTACAGATAGGCATTGACCGGACCAGCGCACGAGAGCGCCTCCGGTGCGAGCTGCAGGCGCAACCGCAGCCGGTCATCCGTCTCCGTGAGCGTGTTTCCGCTGGCGTCGACCGACGTGGCGCGCTGTACGCTGTAGAACGCCGCGAGATGATCCAAGTCTGCGCCCGTTGCCGTCGCGACCAGGTTCGACCGCGCAGCATCGTTGATGCGCTGGCGCAAGACCATCTCGCGATACGCGAAGGCCTCCACCAGCCGGACCGCGGGATCCGACTCCAGCAACGCAGTGAAGGACGGATCGCGGGCCACCAGGTCCTCGAGGATGGCGAGTTTGATCGACTGGTAGTCGATCGTCTCGACCACGCCGGGAGGCGGCAGCGTCGACAAATCGATGAGATTGAAGCGGCTCATTGGAGTTTCAGCCCGGAAATCGAAATCGGTTGACCGTCCGGCAGGTATGTGCCCTGCAAGGAGATCCCAATCTGGCCGCACGTGGCATCACCCGCGACCTGGACACTGTCGACCTGAATCCGCGGCTCCCACATCGTCAACGCCCCGATGGTCGCTGCAATGATGGCCATCTCTGTCTCGCGCGTGAGCGGCTGGTCGATCAGCGAAAACAGATCTGAACCGTAGTCGCGCAACATCACGCGCGAGCCTCTCGGCGTGGTGAGAATATCCTGGATGCTCTGTTTTAGGTGGTCGAAGCCACTCAGCCCGGCGCCCAGCGACGCGTTCATGCCTGTCATAACTAGCTCAGAGGAACAGCCTGCATCACCTGACCGGCCACCTTCACATTGCCAGCGACCTTCAGGTCTGTGATGACCTTGCCATTGAGCGCTACATCGCCATTGATCGTTAGGCCACCAGGAGCGGTCAGCGTGGCATTCGCCTGCGCAGTGGCGGAGATGTCCTTCGCAGACACTGTTGCATCGCCGGCAGCATTCACTACGACGTCACCAACCGCATGCACCGTAAGTTTGTGGGCCGCCCGGTCGTAGGTGATCGTCGTGCCGTCGGAGTACTTCGTGATGCGCTGGTCTGCGCTGCTCCCCGGCGCTGGATTGCTACCCGAATAGAGCGAGCCCAAGATGATGCCCTGCGACAGGCTGCCACTCGGGCAAAGGATCGCCACATGCTCGCCGACCTCCGGCGCCCACCATGTGACGTCGCCGCCGGCGCGCGCAGTGAGCCACGGCAGCGCCGCGGTCTGTACCTCACCCACCTGGACCGTCGCGAAAGCGTGCACCAGGTCAACCGACACAACCAGGCCGCGATGGATCAGGTTCGAGACCTGAGCGCGCAGCATCGCAGTGTCGGGATCAGAAAGGTTACCGGTGCTGGCACCGCGCTGCAGCAACAAGTCAATCATGGGCCGACGACCTCGACATAGTCCGCCACGTGGTCGGGTCCAATGTCCGGTGCAAAGCCGACAAAGACTTCGGTCACTGGGGCCACCGGGACCGGCGCCGCGATAATTGTCTGCGTGTAGTACGTGACGCTGTAAACGAGTTGCACCATCGCCACGGCATCGACGCCGCCGGGCTTGAGCGTGACCGTGCTGCGCTGCAGCAGCGATTTGGAAGCCAGGCCGCCCAAGGTTGGATCGGAGTCCATAAAAGCTTCGATCTGGTAGGCCAGCTGATCGAGCTGCCGGTCGATTGGAACGCCTGAGCGCGGCATCTCCATCAGTCCGGCGACCGCAAGCACCAGTTCCCGCGTCAACCGGCCCGGACTGTCCGGATCATTTGAAACCCACGAGTCCTTCAGATCCACCGACTCGTCTGGCGTGTGGATGAAGATCGCCGGCGCCCAGTTGTCGCCGACCGGCTCGATCCGGTTGGCGAACACGTTCGCGCCGGCGAGCGTCGCGGCGCTCACCAGCCCCTTGGCGATGTAGTCCCGAATCAGGGACCGCGGATGATCTGTAGGCATCAGAGTTTTTTCAGAAGCAGGAGCGCGCCGCCACTCTTGTTGAGCAAGTCACCCTGCTTGTCCGGCTGCACGTCCCAGATCGCGTAGTTCACACCGCTGATGGCCACAGTGTCATCCTGCACCGGGCCCGCCGTGCCAGCGAAATCCGCCAGCCGGACGCCCAGCACCGGGTGGACTGTCGTGATTGTGCTGCCGTAGCCGTCGAGTTTGACGTTCTGATAAGCGGCGTTGAAGTAGCCTGACAGTGCGAGCGTGGCACCGCCGCTGAATGTGTACACACATGGCGTACCGAACCCGGTGTCCGGATCCAGCAGCCCTTCCAGCATGTCGTTGGTGTCTTCTGCCCAGCTCATAGCGTTGAAGCGAAGCCGGGGCTTGCGGAAGCCCCGGCATTACATTCAGGTGGTGTGGCCGATTAGCTCATCGTCGCTTTGGAGAGCAAAGCGGGGCGCAAGCACATCGGCAGGGGGTTGGACTGCGTGTGCAGGTCCATACCGCGGTTGAACTTGCGCGGTTCGAGTTTGGCGTAGATCGGCAGGCCGATAGTGTTGACGGTCTCGTTGAAGTCGGCCGGCGCGAACCAGGTGCGGAAGGTAGTCATCGTCCCCAGCGGGAAGAAGATGGCCGAGCCCTCGGGTACGAAGACGTGATCGACGCCGTCGCCGTCGCTCGCGTGGCCGAGATACTCCTCAAACGTCACGCCAGCGTAGCGGAAGTTGCGCCGATTGTCGGTGGCCAGATTCTGGTTGGGCAGATCAGTGTGCTGGAAGAACTGGAACGAGGCGAGCACGTCCGGATGACGCGTGAAAGCATCGTACCAGTCCGGCGCGCACAGGCAATGGACTTCACGCATCACCTCGCCGAGCAAGTGAAGTTCCGTGTAGCGTTTGACATTGAGCACGGCGCTCTTGACGTCGAACGTGTTGCTCGAGAGCTTAAAGTCCACGACGTTCTGCTCGATCCCGAACTCTTCGAACAGGTCGTAGATCACAGAGTTGTCAGCATCGAGAATCTGGCCGCGCAGCGCGCCCATGCGCAGATTCTCGAGCGTGATGTCGTGCTTGCGGCGCGCAGTTTCGAGACGCTCGGCAACGACCGTCTCCAGCGCCTCGAGTTCGTTTTCCGAACCGAATGCGCGCAGCCCCTGCGTCTCTTCCGGCAAGATCGCATCTTCGTGCGGGATGTGTGGAATCACGAACGAGCGCACCTTGCGGCGCGACTTGATCGCTTCCGAGCCCGGCGCGCCAACCGGCCGCGTGGGCAGCAGGTTCAGGACGCCGTTCTTCTCGTCCACGATCACTGTCCGAGTGCGAACACCCTTTTCCGTGAACAGGCCGAGCTCATTGGTTTTGCCGTACATGTTCGGGATCACGTTGATTGCGTCGGTCAGCGCAACCATCGAGAAACCGTCAGTCGTGAATGGATTGATCATCGCCATGGTGTGTGTCTCCTTCTGAAGCGCGGCTAGGCGGCGTTACGCGCTCTGCCGGACCTGGATTCCTTTCGCGGCGAGTTGCGCCACTGCAGCGTCCTGCTGCGCCTGGGTAATTCCGGCCGGCCACGTCAGGCCGAACGAAGAGACGACCGCCTCGCGGGCAATCATCGTGGTCTTTACGGCTCCAGAGGTGGCGTCGGTGCTGTACAGCAGGACACCAGCGGCGTTCTGTGTTCCGTCGGAAGCCGAAAGATTCAGCGCCTTGACTGTGGCAGGAATCTCCGGCCCAACAACAATCGAGAACTGGTCATTGACTGCAAAGTCCGGCGTACCATCCGCGATCGTGAACTTGATCTGCGTCGCGAACGCGGTGCCACCGACGGTAATCGTCCCGAGGCTGTTGCCATGAGGATCGTAGACGGTGAATGTGCCAGCGCCGGCCGCCGCGGTGGTGCACTTCACCACATACGCGCCCGGCTGCGCACCGGTCAGAATCGGCGTGGTGGCGTCCATTGTCAGCACGCCTTTGCCGGCGTTGGCAGCCGCCGGAGTGACCACCGCCTGGTCAGTCACAGAGTTGTTCAACTGACCGAGGACTGTGCCTGTCAGAATGTTGGACTGACCGGGAGCGAGCACGACCTCATCGCGGCTGAAGCGATGATCCACGTGCTCCCACTTGAGCCAGTCACCTTGATTGAACGATTGAACTTGAACCGCCATCGGTTACGCCCTCCCTCTCTGCGCATTCATGCGCGCGGCCATCGCCTTGCACTTCTTCACCACGCCGGTCTCTGCTACCGGAACGTGAATCTGTGTGCCGGTATTGGCATTGATAGCCTGGTCGATCTCGGGCTGATCAGCACCAGCCCGCGCGGCCATCAGCTTCTCCCGCGCCTGCTGCGGCGTCGTGCCCGCCTTGATGAACTGAGCGGTCAGGCCAGGCATGCCGGCGAGAATGCAGAGATCCGCGATCTCCGCAGCCATCGCCATACCCGCCTGCGCAGGTGCAGCAGCCGCCGGCGCCGGCGCGGAAGCCTCAGCGTGGCCAGCCTTCTTGCCGCCATGCTGCTCCCCTTTACCCTTGCCCTTGCTCTTGCCACCGGCACCAGCAACTCCGTCGTCGTCGTCCGCGCCATCGGCGTTAGCGTCGATCTCGTCGTCGTTGTCGTCAGCGTCGTTGTCGTCGTCATCGTCATCGGCAGCCGGCGCGCTCTTGCCCCGCTTGGTGCCTTTCTGTCCGTCGTCTTCGTGAGTCTTCCCGGCTGCGGGCGATGTCGTTGCGCCCGCCACATTCGGTCTGGCCATCGTTTCTCCCTTCGTCGAACTCGGAGCGGACGCTCCCGCTTCCGAAACCTGTGCGATCGCGAGTTCTGCAGCAAGCTGCGCCTCGCCTTTCAAATCCGCCGGCTCGAGCTTTGCATCGCGCAAATGCTTTGCCAAGTGGCGATAAACGCCCTTGCGATCAGAGCCGTCGAGCTTCGTACCCTTCCGCGCGCCGTTCAGGATCGCAATCCCGCTCTGGCATCCTTCGATGCTGGCTGCGCCTACCTCGCCAGAGGGCGCCACTACGTGATGGATGAAGTCGTAACTCGACTTCACATCCGGATCGCCGTCCTCGTCGCGATAGGCGTACGCGGACTCGTAATATGCCTGGGACTCGCCCTTGAGCAAACGTTTCTTGTTCGCTGGCCCATCCCACGCATCATCCGTTGTGGCCGTTTTGTGCGGCCGAATTGCAGGCATCGCTGCCACCTCCATACTGCTGTCGCCCTTCCGCGCAATCTCGTCGACCAGCGCCGCATATGCCACGTCAGTCGTTCCCATCTCGTCCGCCAAGCCAGCGTTGACCGCCTGTTCCGCAAAGAACACACCAGCCTCAGTCTCTTTGATGGCCTTGAGTGTCATCCCCCGGTTGCGTGCCACGGCCTGCGTGAGCATTCCGTAGCACCGGCGCCCTTCCGCCATCGCTGACGCGCGTGCGCTATCACTCAACGGCTGGTGCGGATTACCGTCGATCTTGTGCTCGCCGAAGTACATGTACTCGTACTTGAAGCCCTGCTTTTTGTCGTAGTCCGACTGGTCTGCGTGGCACATCACGATGCCGACCGAGCCAACGGCGCCGGTGCGCGTGATGTAGATCTTGTCGGCTGCGCTCGCAATCGCGTAGGCCGCAGACGTCGCCTGTTCACAGACAGATGCAAAGATCGGCTTCTGGCCGCGCGCTGCGTAGAACTCGTCGACGACGTCATACAGGCCGGCCACCTCGCCGCCCGGCGAGTCGCAGCACAGCAGCAGCCCGCGCACATCCGGATCCGCGAGCGCGGTGGCGAGCTCTCTGCTCAGCCAGTCGTAGCTGGTCATGCCGCTCCACGGACGCAGCCCGAAAGACTTACGCACCAGCGTCCCGCTGACATCGATCAGCGCGATGCCCTCAGACGTTACGCTGTATGGCTTCCGATCGCTCTTGTCCTGGTCGACCACGAGCGCAGCTTCCAAATCACCGCCGAGGCGCGGCAGGACGACGTTACGGACAATGATGTCCAGCTTGTCGCGGCCGATAGCGAGCGGCTGATTGAAGACGCGCATGGCAACGCCAGTCAGACCAGCGCACTGGGTTTCGCCAAGATGTTCTACTGCCATTACGCTGCCCTCCGGTCAAGTTCCAATGTCACGATCTCCTCAAGCACTGCGTAGAGCCCGGCCGGGGTGGCGAGCGCGAGCCGCTGCTCTGGCGTGGCGGTGCGCACGCCCTTGTTCTTCTGGCCGGGGCGCACTGGGCTCTCGCCGGTAGGCATACCCGCCTCCGTGCGATCTCTCGCGTTGGAGTCGTAGACTAGACCGGCTTCGTCAGCGCGCTCCTGGTCGCGAGCATTCTCGATGTCGATCTCCTCGACATCGAAGCCTTGCGCGCTGGCCGCCGTATCGCGGGAGCCCAGGCCGCCGCGGATCGCTTTGAGCGTGGCGCCGATCTCTTTAGCAGGATCGACCCACTGACGCACTGGCGGAACCCACTTGACGCTCGTGAACGCCAGTGGATCCTTGGCGTAGTCGGAATAGTCGAGCTCGCCGGAAAGTAAGGCCGCGCGGATCCAGGCATCCCAGACCGGCCGGCAAAAGCGGAAGATGATGACCTGATGCTGGAACTGCTCGCAGCGGCGCCAGAACTCGATCAGGCCCGCGCGGATGCTCGAGTAGTTCACACCCGTCAAATCGCCGGTGAGTTGCTCGTAGGTCACTCCGAGGCCCGCCGCGATCGAGCGCAGGTAGATCCGCATGAACTCAGGCAACGAGTTAAACTGCGGCGGACTCGAGAACGTGATGTCCTCGTTCATCCGGAGGTACTGCGTCGTGCCCGGCTCCATCACCGCGTTGCCTACGCCTAGCGGCGCCGCACCAGCGGGCGCGCCAGGCGCGCCCGGCACCTCGTTAAACATGCCCTGGCCGGTCATCTGCTTAACGACGGCCACAAACATGGCAGCAACCTTCTGCTTGACCAGCTCAGCGTCTTCGAACTGATTCAGCTCGTAGATGCGCAGCAGGACCGGCGCCAGCCACGGCACACCGCGGAGCTGCCCGCTGCGAAGCTGTTGGAATACGTGCGATACGTTCTGAGCCGGCACTCGCAGAAGCAGCCCTGCGTTATTCGGCCAAAGGATCGTGTCACCAGGGTGCTGCTTCAAGAACCAGAACGCAGCCGGCGCGATTTCCTTGTTGAGCTCGACACCCTCGCGCACTTTGTTCCCGTTCGGACGATCAATGTTGTACCAGGTAGGGAGCAACTCCGATTCCAGGAGTTGAATCTGAAGCGGGACACGCAGGCCGCTATCTTTGCGACGCGGGCGCAGGCGGGCAAAGCATTCGCCACCTTCGATCACCTCACGGCAGAGCAGTGTCTGCAAACCATAGAAGTCGCACGCGTTGTGAGCGTCGCACTGGTCAGTCCAGCGCGTCCATGCACTCTGGATCTTCGCTTTGATCGTTTTATCCGGGTGCATCGACTGGGGCTTGATGCCTGTGCCGATGGCGTTCGCCGCGAAGGATGCGATGCCATTGCCCGCCCACGGGTCGTTGCGCGCGGTGTAGCGCGCACGGGACCGGAGCGTCTCGATGCTCTGCATCCCGATGGTGTTCGGGCCTGCGTTGCCTGGGTTCCAGCCGTGCGCGCGGCGTCCCCATCCAGATGCGTCGTAGTATGGCATCGCACTGCCGCCGGAACCACCCTGGTACTCCGCGGCCAGCGTAGGCACACTACGGGCAGGTGCGCCCACATCGGAGCGATAGACGTCGGTGAACAGCGCTGCTTTGGCCATAGTGTGCTACCTGGCCGCTAAAAAGCGGAAGGGATACTCGGAACGATCATCGAGAAAACGGGTGCGTGGTCACGGCGGACCTTCGCGATAGCGTCACGCACGACGGCGGCTGGATCATTCTTGCCAGCGATCTGCTCCGCGAAGTGCAACGCAGCGTCGCGCATCGTGTTCATCTGGCGTACAGTGTCCTCAACCTCGGACAGATCGACGCTCGCGAGAGGCGCTTCCGGATCGACGCCCTGGACAAAGGGCCACATCGCAAAGTCTCTGAGGCACAGCCAGCTCAGCAGCAACGCCTCGAGTGCGACCTGTGGCGTGATCCGCGCCGCGCGCAGTGGCACAACTGGCGGAGGCGCGGCGGCACCCATTGAGGTGTGCGCCTCCGACTCTTGCGCCGGCTGCATTGGCTCCTTCGCCGGCTTCCGTGCCAGCTTCTTTGCACGTTCCAGTACTGCCATCGTTAGACTCCCTTCGCCGTGTTAAACCGCACCTGGCGGATCGGCGGATCCGGGGCAGCCAACGCCGCCTGGATCTCCGCGCGGATCCGCAACAATTCCGAGAGCGAGCGTTTGCGCACGCGGTTGTCTCCGTACTGCTGCTCTGCTGCACCGCTGCCGATCTCTTTGTCGATCCGGTCTAGATCCTGTTGTGTGTATGGCATCGCTTAACCCATCCAGGCCGGCCGCACAGTGCGGCTCTCTTCGCGCTGCTCTACAACGCGTGCCGTAGTTTGCCCTTGCGGGATGGCCACTGGTGCAGCAGACTGCTTGCGTTGCTCCTCAAGCGCTTCCCATGCGGCATCACTCAGCCGTTGGCCGCCGCACAACTCGTACATCGCCCGGTTACCAACCGCAGTGTCCAGCGGCTCGTTGCGGCCGGTCACGTGCCACTCGACAGCGCCAGCCTCGGTGACAATCCTGGTCTCAGCTGTCAGCCCATGGAAGTACGACTCGTCGTACGCGCTGGGGTGGTGCGAGTAACCCTTCGGAAACGGCTCACCATCGAGCGGCTTGTCCTTCCCCAGCGAGTCGTAGACGACCTGTTTCACGCAGTGCGTTCCGATCGTCACGATCCGCAAGCCACCGCGGTGTTTCGATTGGTCGATCGAGGAAATGTTCTCGATGATCTTGAACGGATTATGACCACCCTTGGTTGGCACGACCGTCCGATAGGACGGCACCACCGCGCCGGCCGGGCCGTAAGCTGGCTGTGCCCATTGGCGGCAGAACGAGTAAACCGTGTCTGCCATGTAACCGGAGTCCACACCACAGATCCAGATCGGCAGCGTCCCACCGTCCGCGTGGGGCCAGTCCATGGTGAGCAATTCCGCCAGGCGCTCCCACGGCTCCGGGTCCGCCGGCGTGCACCGCACCGGGCGCCCGCCCGGGCCCGGCCGTTCCGGCGCGATGACCTCGTACCAGATCGACCAGTTTTCTCCACCGTTCTTGCCCCAGGCTTTTACCTCAACCTCAAGCCGCGGCGGATTCTCCTGCACGTCCACAAAAGCGGTCAGGAAGCTGGCGCCGTGCGGCACCTTGCCGTAGGGGTAGTCCTCCCGACGGTCGTACAGACGCTTCCAGTCCGGCGCCATGCCCGGCACATCCCAGACTTCAGCCAAGCTCGTGTTCACGAATACCTTCAGGCGTTCCGGATTGTCTTTCGCCTTCAGGAAATCCAAGACCAGTTCCCGGAGCGGCTTGAAATGCGAGTACAGCTCGCTGATCCAGAAGCCGGCCGCACCGTTGAATGGCCGATCCGCGCGCCACGCGCCACGCTCGACGGCCGCCCAGCGCTGGACGTCGTTCCATAGGGCACCGCAGTGCTCGCACGCGTACAGCGCCGTCGCCGCGCGCTTCTTCAAGTCGTCAGGCTTCTTCTCGAACTTGACCTGACGCCACACCAGGACCTGCGCCTTGCCGCACGCGGGGCAGGGAACCCAGAACTTCCGCTGGTCCGTCTCGGCGTACGCCGCAGCGATTTGCGATTCGCGAGCGATGGTGGGCGAGCATGTCTGGATCCGTTTGCGCCGGCCGCGATAGGTCGCAGTGCGCTTGTTCGCCACATCGATCGGATTGCCTTCACCGCCCGACGACTTGGGATACTTGTCAACCTCGTCGCAGAACAGGTACCGGATCGCGTAGGCCGCAAGGTTCGCAGGCGAGCCCGCGGCTGTCATAATCAGCGGGCCGCCCGGGAAATCCTTCGTGTCGATCGTCGTCGAGGAGTTACGCGACTTGGGATCCGAAACCAGCCCGTGCAGCGCCGGCATCTCTCGCAACGTCGATGCCAATCGGAACTTAGAAAACTTGCCGACGTCCGAGTCGCGCGGCATCACGACCATGATCGGGTCTGGGTCGCGTGCGATGACGTAGGTGATCCCGACCAGAATCGTGATCGTCTTCAACATCTGCGTCGCCGACATGATCACGATCTCGTTGATCGTTGGATCGCCGATCGCGTTGATTGGGTCAACCTGATACGCAGCCGGCCGGAAGTGTCCCTTGTTCGCGCCTGTGGTGACGATGAAGTTTTGTTGCGCCCACTCACACACCGTCTGGCGCGGGGGCGGGGCCCACAGCTTCGCGACGTCTGTAATTACATCCGCGGCCTTCATTCTCCAGGCTTGTACCGGGCGAGCTCGTTCAGGATTTCGTACACCTTGTCGTCGATCAGCTTCTTGCAATGAACGCGGTCAGAGGAGCACGCCAGCGCATCCGACAACTCATCGCCTAACTGCAGCAATCGCGACTTCGCGTTCAGCACCAGGGCGGACCACGCTGACTGCACCTCATCCGCACGGACGAGTGCGCCCTCTTTCTCGCGCAGCGCAACCTGGCGGAGCTTGAGCCGCACAGCCATGTCGCGCATCTCGAGATCGAACTTGGTCAGACCGCCGAGTTTCGCAGGGCCACCGCCATCACCGTCGTCCGCTGTCCTGCGAGCAGCCGGCACCGGCGTCGGCGCCGGCGCCGGCCGGCGAACCATCTGCGCCGGAGCAGGCTGAGCCGCGGCAGAGCCCATGCGTCGGGCGCGCTGCAGCGGATCCGCGTTGTGTGCCCAGTCCCGCCGGATCTGATCGATCGACTTGCTCGGGTCGATGCGGCCGTTTTTGACCGCCCGGTTCACGATCGTGTGACTGACGCCAAGCGCCTCGGCAATTGCGCGATTACTCAGCGCCATAAATCAGGTGGAAACACTGGAAACAGGTGGAAACTCCGGTTTTCCATCCATAGCTGGGCGAGGCCCGCGCGCTCCGGCACCGGCGAACGGCCGAGGCGCAGGGAGGACCCGCAAGCCTCTGACTGCAAAGGACTTGGCTGTATCGTCTAGCTTTCGCGGTGTGTCAATCGTGCCACTTGCCAGCATGATTTCGGCTCGATCCAGGACTGTTCCAGTCACCGGGCTGTCGCCATCGCCTGCTCAGCCGCGTCGCGGAACGCCGCAGAGAAGCCGGTCTCGACCGTCTTCTCAACCGTCTCGCGCATCCCGAACGTCGGCTTCACATCCACGGCCTTTTCGAGCAGCATCACCACAGAGAAGCCCGGGTTGCCGTTGTCGAAGTTCCTTTCGCCCCCGCGGCGGTAGCGAATATCATCCTTGCCAGTGATGTAGCGATGCCCCAGGAACCAATCCCCGCTCGAGGGGAACTGGTTGATGAAGTAACCACTGCCGTGCTGTGCGAGTAGCGCCGTAACGGATGGCGGAACGCGGACGCCGTCAATGGCCGCCGCGCGGATCCGCTCCCACTTATTTCCAGACGCTTGCTTCCGGCCGCCCTCTTCCTGGTAGGCCATGAACCAATCGACGTCGTAAACGGTGGCGGTCGGGTTCACCTTCGTCGCGGGGTCCATCCGGACGCCCTGCATCAGGAACGCCAACGAGCCGCTACGGTTGCGATACTTGGTCGCAATGTCCGCAGTGACGTCCTTCTTCGCCGCCTGGGCGATCCTGTTCAGCGCCAAGCTCAGAGCGAAGGGAAGCTGATCGACACGGACCGCGTTGAGCGCACCAACTGCAGCATGGACGTCGGCTTCAATCTGAAGTTCAAGCATTGCAAAGACGAATCGAACCTTCCGGAGATTCCGGAAGGTTCGCAGACTTGGTAGCGGGAGATGGATTCGAACCAACGACCTCTTGGTTATGGGCCAAGCGAGCTACCGCTGCTCTATCCCGCTTCAAAACCTGGAGCCGCCCGCGGGCCTCGAACCCGCTGCCTCCCGATTACAGATCGGGTGCTCTTCCCAATGAGCTTCGACGGCTGCTTCAATTACGCCGCAACCGCGTGCGGCTCGATCGCGTTGAACTGTTCACCCGTTGCTTCCAGCGTCGCGGTCTTGCCGGAGAATTCTTGCCACCTGCGCACAATGACGTCGCAATAGTTCGGCGCCAGCTCAATCAGCCGCGCCTGGCGCGCAGCCTTCTCGCAAGCAATCAGCGTCGTGCCAGACCCGCCGAAGGGATCGAGCACAGTGTCGCGCGTCTTGCTCGAGTTGCGCACCGCGCGCTCTACCAACTCGACCGGTTTCATGGTCGGGTGCAGATCGTTGACATGCGGCTTTTTGATGAACCAGATATCGCCCTGATCGCGGGCGCCGCACCAGAAGTGGTCCGTGCCTTCCTTCCAGCCGTAGAGGATCGGTTCGTACTGCCGCTGGTAATCGGCGCGCCCCATCGTGAACGTGTTCTTCGCCCAGATCACGAACGTGGACCAGTGGCCGCCGGCGTCGATGAATGCCTTCTCGAGCGTGTGTAGCTCAGACGACGACATGCAAACGTACACCGCGCCCTTGGCAACGGCCAGCATGTTCACACAGGCGTCGTACAGGAACTTCTCGAAGTCGCTGCCCAGATTGTCGTTGGCGATCTTGCGATCCGACTTGCCCCGAAGCTTGTCCTTCATCGTGGCGCCGTAATTGACGTTGTACGGCGGGTCGCAAAAGACCATGTCCGCCAAGCCACCGGCCATGACCGTCTCGATTGCGGCCATCTGCGTAGAATCGCCACAGAGCAGCCTGTGCTGGCCCAGGAGCCACACGTCACCGAGAGTGCTGACTACTTGCTCCTGCGCCTCCGGCGCCGCGTCCTCGTCCGTTTTGCCGGCAGTTTCCTCGATGGGATCTTCGAGCAGCGCGTCAAGCTCATCTTGGGAAAAACCCAGCACTTCCAAGTCGAAATCATCGACCTGCAGTGCCTTTAGCTCTTCGCTGAGCAATGCCTCGTCCCACCCGGCATTCGCCGCAATCCGGTTATCAGCGATGACCAGTGCACGGCGCTGCGCTTCGTTCAGGTGCGGCAGGACGATGACCGGCACCTCTGCCATCTTCAGCTCGCGCGCTGCTTCGAGACGAGCGTGGCCGGCGATGATCACGTTGTCCGCGCCCACCAGAATCGGGCAGGTCCACCCGAACTCCGTGATCGACTTCACGACCTGTGCAATCTGCTCAGGCGTGTGCGTCCGGGAGTTGTGCTCGTAAGGAATCAGGTCGCCGATGGGCCTGATCTCGATTTTGAGACGGGAGAGATCGATCACGATGCTTTTGTTAAAACCTCGGTGGCGCGGATGCAGCCACCTGCGCGAACGTGCCAGCGAAAACGAAGGACTACGGACTCTCGAACAGCGTCCTAAACGCCCGTTCCCGCGCCCACGTTGGCCATGGACGCGTCGCGAACGCCAGCAGCGACGCTTCCCACGCGGAGCACAGCGGAACGCGACTGCCGACAAATCAGGACGATCCTTCAACGCCGCTGAGCGCCCAAACAAATCCTCCGGCCCAGAGCTCTTGACGAAAGGCAATCCCGAGGAACGACGACGGCCGGTCATCGAGCGCCAGAATGCGCTTCACGTAGGCTCGCTTGATGTGACCACGGCGATTCCGCACGACGGTGAAGTGATTCACGTGCCTCTCGATGAACTCAACAGGCATCTCGACGGGCAACCTTCTGCCGGTCGCAGAAAAAAGCGGAACGGTGATTTCAGGCACTACTTGGGCTCTAGAGTGGGAAGAAGCGGACTAGTTTAACGACCGGCCCGTCAGTCAGGCGGCTAAGATCGCCCTCGAAAAATCGATTGCCCGGTTCCCTTTCCAGGCGTTGCAGCTCCGGCAAAGGGGCTGCAGATTGCTCGCGTAGTTCGTTCCGCCCTTAGCAAGCGGGACGATATGATCCTTCGTCAGCGGCACGTCCAAGCCGGAGACTCCACAGCGCAAGCACCGATTGCCGGCACGTGCAACGATGCCATGCCATTCCTCTTCACTGTGACTTCCGGCAGCGGCGTCGACGCGCTGAAGGCGGAGTGCAGCATTGCGGCTCATGCACTTTGCCAGTCCAGGCACACTCCAGGACGAGCTCACGCGCTGGAGGCGAAGTCTATGCCACATGCTCTCGTACTTCGCGCCGGACTGCATGTATGCGCGCCAGACGAAGCCCTTCTTGTGGCGAATCACTCGAGCAAAAAAGCCGCTCGCTTCGAGTTTTGCAAAACAGCTCGGCTCTACCACGTCCAACAGCGCTCCGTCGGCAGAGAGAATCGGAATCGCGCGCTGTGTGCCTTTTTGCATTTCTTCGAACAGGCTCGTTCTACTCCGTTCCAAACATAACCGTGGGCAGACAGTTCGTCAAGACCCATTTTCGCGAGCGCCACAAAGCCGGCTCCACAGAGCACACAACGACCCGGCGCCGGCCGCGTTTTCCACAGTGCCGCGGAGGACCGCCGTCTGGCCGCCGGCGAAAAATTCCCTTATATACACGAGATTTACTATTTCCTGTACTGACGGCCAGACTTACGTTAATGTATCAGAAGATATATTAAAAGAAGTATAGCCGTCAGTACAGAAAAAAGGAACTCCTATACGTATAGGAATTTTTCGGCGCTGGAGGCGCTGGCCGCTGCCTACGTGGAGTGAGAGAGACGAAAAAACGGCGAAAGCGAGAAAAGCAGCGATTGCATGCTCCTTGCGAAAGTCTGCCAGACTTCTTGTGAAAGTCTGCCAGACTTCTTGCGTACGTCCTGCATGCAGGGCGAAACTTTGGCGAAACAATGCCGCTTTTCCGCAGGAAAGTCTGCCAGACTTGTGTTAATGTGTGGACATGCGCTCACCTGCCGCCACCACCACGTTGTTGAGGGTCGCTGTCAACAAGCCGGAGATGCTTTTTATCGACCAGGAGGCTCGCGCTGCGGGGCTGAGCATAGCGAACTTTATCCGCCAGAAGCTCGGATTGCGCGCACGGCCGATGGGTCGGCCGACCGCATCAGCGCTCGAGGACATGGAGGACGACGCGTGGAGTCGGCTGGTGGAGGTCGGAGAGGATCCGCGCCAGTACTTCCCGCCGGAGGTAGAGCAGGCGCCATCCGAGGACGAGGAAACGCCTGCGGAACGGGACGCCAGGATCGCGAGGTTGCGCGCTGCGATCGCCAAGCTGAAAGCGCGGTAACGCCGGTGTGCTGGCTGTGGAACCCGCCGGCCGGCGTTCGCCGGTGTGCACACGACCGCTGACGTTGCGACATAGCATCGTTCAATGGCTCGCGCGTGCTTTGTCCTGCCGTTTCAACAAGTTACGACGAGATGTTAAGGCCCGCTCATAATATAACTATTGGCGTTCGTGTTTTGTTAGCATGACGTTTTTGCGGCTGTCGCGCCGGGCTGAGTCGCCGGCCGGCGCGAGCATTGGGAAGCACGAAGTCGACGTTTTTCCCCGCGCTTCTACGCACTGTGAAAGGCGTCGGTCCGAAGGCTGAAATCAGGGCTTCTCACCGCAAGTTGTGAGATCGCTAACGCCACCGTATACGCACCTGCCCAAAGGGCAGAACCGCACACAGCGGACGCACTGATCCACACCAGAACGGCGCAGTCCACGCCCAAACTTACCGATAAAATCCACGTTTGCTCGACGCTTCGACCGGACGTCTAGCGCCGTACGGAACTGCGCGCAAAGCGCAGTATGCCTGTAGTGTCAGCTCTCGCAGGTGACTGCAGAAAGCTATTGACATTCCTGTGTGCGCGTAATCTCGACAAAAGAAGTTCTTTAGTTGGTAAACAGCCAGAACTATGCCTTAACTTTTCTAGCTAGAAAATGAGATTTTGGAGATTTTTATCTCTCGCGTTTTCATTGCGTTACGCAGTGCATAATTTCCGCGCAGTTCTGGAACGCGTTGACGAACATGCGCTCCGATGGGACATTGCGATACGTGATGAGCGAGAGGAAAGCGGCGCGGAGCCGCAAAAAAACGAACAGGAAGTACGGCGACTTGGTGAAGAAAGTCACGGAGTCGTCCGGGCGATCTCCCCAGACAATCTACGCGGTGCTCACCGGCCGAATGCGAAGCCGGCCTGTCGAAGACGCCATTGACGCGTATTACAGAACGCTCGAGCCTTCGACGGCTGCCGAAGGGACCGGCGTCGCTCGATGATCACTACCGCGGAGATCGCCGGCAGCAGAATCCTTGTCAGGCCGACCATGGCGGAGACGCTTCTCATCGCCGCAATTCGCGGCGCCGTGTGGGACCGCAACGTAAGAGCATTCAGCCTGCGCGCGACGCCGGCGAACGCTCATGTGCTCCGGCATCGCATTGCCGCGCTCCGCGCCGTCGATGCGCTCTCCGCGCTCGAAACTCCGGCGCCAAGTAATCCACCCACCGGTCTGCCAGCAGCGCCACAGGCGCAAACCTCGCGTGAGGAATCGACAGTCTCGTTTGGAACTGCGACCGCGACTCCGATTCCGGCGCCCGTTGCCGCGCCTGCTTCTTCACCGGCGCCCGGGCCAGCCACACAGTCGGCGCCCACCGCGCCAGCAGCAACGTCCGGCGTCCAGACCTTGAGCGCGCCGGCGATCGCGCTCCCACCCGGGCTGCTCGTCCATCCATGGAAGCACCAGGTGGAAGGCTACGAGTTCGCCATGCGCGCGCTGCAGCAGTACCACGCTGCTCTCCTGGCGGCATCCATGGGAACGGGGAAGACACTTGTCGCGACCATGCTGGCGCTGGGCCTCAACGCGCGGGCCGTGGTGGTTGTTTGCCCGCTGCGCGTAATCGGCTCCTGGCGCGACCAGTTGTCGCAGTACATTGCGGAGCGCTTCGTCGCCGCGCCCCTGGTTGAGAAGATCGGCACGGCGGAGAAGCGCGTGACGTTTGCGAAAGACAAACTCGCGCTCGCGAGAGCGTTGAAGTCGCGCTTCTTCGCGGTCGTCAACTACGACGTCATGTGGCGCGGTCCGATGGCGCAGTGGCTGCTCAGCGAGCACTGGGATCTGGTCATCTACGACGAGAGCCATCGCATCAAGTCCGTGGGCGGCCGGGCGAGCATGTTTGCGAAGCGCTTCCTGCCGCACGTCGACTACCGCATTCTCGCGTCTGGAACGCCGCTGGCGCACTCGCAACTCGACATCTACGGACAGTTCCGTGCCGCCGCGCCGGCCGTCTTCGGGCCCACGTACGCAGCATTCAAAACGCGATACGCGGTGATGGGTGGCCCGTCGCGGGACTGGGTGGTCGGCTACAAGAACCAAGCGGATCTCGAGGACCGGATGGCGCCACTTACGTGGCGCGCGACGAAGCGCGAGGCTTTGCCGGACCTGCCGGAGCAGATCGACGTTGAGTACTCCACGGAGCTATGCGCCAGCGCAGCCCGGGCCTACAAGCAGCTTGAGAAGGACATGATCACCGAGATCCAGGGTCACATGCTGACTGCGGCGAACTGCCTGACCAAGGTCCTGCGCCTGCAGCAACTCACTGGTGGCGCGATCAAGAGCGACGACGGTGCTGAGCACATTGTGGACGACGGGAAGCGCAAGCTCCTGGCGGACACACTTGAGGATCTGGGCGACGAGCCGGTGGTGATCTTTTGCCGGTTTCGATCCGACATCGACGCTGCGCATGAAGCGTGTATGCAGTCCCTGCCGGGGCACAAGGACGCGCAGGGCAACGTGCTGCCAGTGAGCCTGGAGCTGTCTGGCACGCGCGATGAGCTGGAGCGCTGGCAGGCTGGCGAGGCACAAGCGCTGGTGGTGCAGGTGCAGTCGGGATCAGTCGGGATCTCGCTGGTCCGCGCGAACGTGGCGATCTACTACTCGATCTCGAGCAGCTTGGTCGAGTACGACCAGAGCCGCGACCGGCTCCACAGGCCGGGCCAGAAGCGGCCGTGCACGTACATCTACCTCACCTGCCAGGGAACGATCGACCAGAAGATTTTGGCGGCGCTACGCGCACGCCAGGACGTGATCGAGAGCATCATGCGCTCGGTCGCGGAGAAAGCAAAGACGAAGGAGCGATAGCACACAGATGATTGAGCGACGGACCATGGTCGTCACTCCAGCCATAGCTGCGGAGTGGCTGGCAAAGAACCGAAGGAACATGCCGACGCGGAAGGACCGCGTCGCGCGGATCGCGAAGGATCTTGAGGCGACCGGCAAGTTCCAGACCAACTCGCCGATCACGTTGTACGCGGACGGAACGATCTACGACGGCCACACGCGGCTGGCAGCGATCCAAATGTCCGGCGTCGCTGTGGAGTGCGCTGTGGAGACGGGCTACGTCACGCAGGTAGTGGCGCGCGACGAGACACAGATTGTGCCCGCTAGCGAGATCGCGTAGCACCGCGATGGCCAGCGAACTTCCATGGCAGCCCTGGCAGTGGGTCGACGACCGCGCCGTCGCGCAGCTTACCGGCCGCACGCTCAAAGCAGTTCAGCACGACAGGTGCCGTGGAAAGGGAATCCCGTTCAAAAAGCTGAACGGAACGACGGTGCGCTACCGGGTGGCGGACATCGTCGCATGGATCGAAGCACAGCCAGCGGGTGGTGACCTCCTGGCGCCGGCAGCGAGCAGGAGGAAGTCACCGCGCACAGTTCGAGGAGCAAAAGGAGCTTAAAAATGACCAAGACTAATACGACAGAAAATATCACGATCGATGCGTTGGAGATTGAAGCCATCTCATTCTGGTTGGTGGGCAGAACGCCGTTGATCCTCAATGCGCTTGCGAATAAGAGCACGGTCAGCAGGGGCGTTAAGGAACTGCTTTTCCCGAGCCCGAAGAAGACCAAGGCGCAGAAGTCGCAGACGCTCAAGCATGATCCGCGCTTCGAGTTCCGCACGAGCGCGCACACGTTCACTGATCCATCCTCTCCGACATTGATCGCGCTTCCTGCGACCGCGGTCAAGGGCGCTATGCGCAGCGCTGGCCTGTTGATGAAGGCGGCGAACAAGTCTGCGAGCAAAGCAATGCTGGGCAGAATCCT